GTCCTGTCTCCCCCTTTTTGTTTTCTAAGGAACTAATATGCCCATCACACAAGCTATGTGCAATTCGTTCAAGACTGAGTTGCTTGGTGGCACTCACGATCTTGACACCGACACCATCAAGATTGCTTTGTTTACAAGCTCTGCTACTCTTGGTGCTTCTACAACAGCCTATTCCACTTCTAACGAAGTGTCTGGTACAGGCTACACCGCTGGTGGCAATACGCTGGCTGGTGCAGCCATTTCGTTGAGTGGCTCCACTGCCATTGTTGATTTTACTGACACAACCTGGTCCAGTGCCACTATCACTGCCAGAGGCGCTCTCATTTACAACAGCAGCAAGGCCGACAGAGCCATTGCTGTTCTTGACTTTAGCAGCGACAAGTCCAGCACCAATGGTGACTTCACTGTTGTGTTCCCTGCTGCTGACGCTTCTAACGCCATCATCCGCATTGCTTAATAGCTATGAAGATTGATTTCTCCTTCGACACTCCTCACGGCAAGTTTGCCGATGCTCTTCATCTGCCTGATGATCACAGCTTCACAGAGGCTGAAATCCAGGCGATGAAGGAGCAGCGCCGAGACAACTGGATTGCTGTGGTGACTGCGCCGCCTGTTGAGGCTGAGCCTGAGCCTGAGCCTGAGTACATCGAGATTGACGGTGTTCGTTACGTGAAGGCGTAAGAGATGGAGTCTGTCGAAAGGCTTTGTCCTATCTGCAATAAGAGTTATTTTGCAGATTTGGGACGCTTAAAGCACGGGCGGCAGACAACTTGTTCTAAGGAGTGTTCTTACGCTCTTCGAGCTACCAAAGCAGCCGAGGCACTACGAGGTAAACCGTCACCATTTAAAGGCATAAAGAACGGCAGGCCCGCATGGAACAAAACAGAAGGAGTTCACATTAACTGCAAGACTTGTGGCGTTGACATGAGAATTGAGCCCAATCAAGTTGGACGCAAGAAGTTTTGCAGTAAGGTTTGCTACTACGCCGGCCGAGAGTTAAAAGGCTTGTTTACGAAAGGACATCCTGACCTAGTACCGCCAGAAAAACGGGGGCATTCAGACGAGACTCGCAAAAAGATCTCTGAGTTTCAAAGACAAAACTATCGTCACGGTTCAGATCATCCGAATTGGCGTGGTGGCTTAAGATCAGAGCGTAAAACAGCGATGGCGCAGTACCCATATAGAGACTGGCGAAACGCGGTCTTTGTAAGAGATAACTGGAGTTGTAAAATTTGTAACACCCGGGGCGGGTATTTAGAGGCAGATCACATTAAACCGTGGTGTGCCTTTCCAGATCTTCGGTATGACGTGAGTAACGGAAGAACTGTTTGTCGGCCTTGCCATGTAAAGTTGGATACGCATGGACACAAGGCATTGAGATTTAAGGAGAGCTAAAATCGCAGATCGTTTTTGGCGCGGTGGAACTGCCGCGTGGGATGGCACCGCTGGAACGAAGTGGGCTGATACCGTTGGTGGCGCTGGTGGCGCAGCCGTTCCCACAAGCGCTGACGACGTTTTCTTTGACGCCACCTCCTCCGGCACCTGCACCATCTCCAGCGGAAACACCGGTGCCAAGTCCATCAATTGCACAGGGTTTACGGGGACGTTGGCGGGAACAGCAGCCATCACCGTATCTGGCAGCGTTACGCTTGTGGCGGGGATGACGGTGACGTACAGCGGTACGCTGACGCTGAATGGAACTGGGACGTTGACGACAGCGGGTAAGACCTTGGGGTCGGTGACGATAAACGGGGCAGGTATTACGGTGACGCTTGGGGATGCGCTGACGTCTTCAAACGATATTATCGTAACTGCAGGTACATTTAGCACAGCAGATTACAATGTTACAGCTACTCAATTTGCGTCCAATAACAGCAATATTAGGACTATAAATTTAGGGTCTTCTACAGTAAGTGTAAGTTCTATTATAACGGCTGTTCTATTTACAAACAATACAAATTTAACATTTAACGCTGGAACATCCACTATCATCTGTACGGGAAGTGCAGCTTCAGTGCGCGGGGGCGCGGCTGGCGGCAGTGTAGGTGTAACATTTTATAATGTTTCTTTCACATCAACTGTTTCTTCTACGCACAATATTGTTGGCGTTAATACGTTTAATAATATATCGGTTGCAGGGCCGTCGGCGGCTGGCGTCCGTTCATTTACCTTCGACTCCCGTCAAACCATCAACGGCACCCTCTCCACCACGGGCACCGCAGGCAACCGCAGAGTTTGGTTCAGAAGTGCCACCTACGGCATCGCCCAAACCCTCACCATCAACTCAGCCCCGAGCCTGACCGACGCAGACTTCCGAGACATCTACGTCATCGGCACAGCCGCGCCCATCAGCGGCACTCGTGTTGGAGACCTGCGCGGGTGCAGAGGCATAACCTTCGACACGCCCAAGACGGTGTATTGGAACTTGGCTGCTGGCGGCAACTGGTCTGCCAACGCTTGGGCTGCAAGCTCTGGTGCTGGTGTCAGCACAGACAACTTCCCGTTGGCGCAGGACACGGCTGTCATCGAGAACACAGGGTTGAATACGTCGGCTACGGTGACGCTTGATGCGCCTGTGCCTTACTTTGGCACTATTGACATGTCAACGCGCACAAATGCGATGACGTTGGCTGGATCGACGGCTTATACGGTGTATGGTGATTGGGAGTTTGGCAGTGGGGTGACACGGTCCTACTCAGGCGCTTTGACATTCTCTGGGAGAAATACGCAGGTCATTACAAGCGCTGGTAAAACATTTTCACAAGCGTTTACGGTCGATTCTTATGGCGGATCAGTAGAGCTTGGTGACGCGCTTGATATCGGCTCTAATAATCCGTTTACAGTAACCAACGGCACCTTCGACACCAAAAACTACAACGTAACCGGGGGGCAGGTATCCTCATCTAACAGCAACGTCAGGGCGATATTGCTGGGGTCGAGTACGGTGACGTTGAATAGTACGTCTCCATTAACGTTAACAACACCAACAAATCTTACTTTTAACGCAGGTACTTCACAAATAAATTTTTCAGCAACAGGGAGTACTTCTATAAACCCCGGAGGAGCAGCACTGTATAATTTAACCTATACAGGAACTAGTAGCGCTCAGCACAGCAATAATTCAAGTATTGCAGGTAGTTTTAACAATCTAACCATTAGCGCGCCTGCCTCGGTGGGGTTGATGCAATACACTTTTGCGGCAAACCAAACCATCACCGGCACCCTCACCGTCGCCGGTGCCACAGCCGTCCGTCGCATCTTCGTCCGCTCTGACACCCTCGGCACCACCCGCACCCTCACAGTCGGCACGCTCAGTGCCGACGATTGCGACTTCCGCGACATCACCATTGCTGGCACCGCAGCAGGCTCTTCTCCGACCCGTGCAGGCGACTGTGGCGGCAACAGCGGCATCACCTTCCCTGCGGCGAAGACCGTCTATTGGAACCTTGCTGGAGCACAGAACTGGTCTGCTACAGCTTGGGCACCTTCCTCTGGTGGCAGTCCTGACATCAACAACTTCCCATTGGCGCAGGACACAGCGGTGTTTGATGAAGCTGCTGGCAGCGTCACAGGCACCATCACAATCAATGCTGCTTGGAACATCGGCACGTTTGATGCGTCGTTGCGGACTAGTGCGATGACGCTCACCACCAGCACCAACACTCCGTTTGTTTACGGCGATTGGAAGTTTGGCACTGGGGTTACGTCATCCAGCACAGTAGGCACGATTACTTTTGCCAAACGTGGCACTCAGACCATTACCAGCAATGGAGTTACGTTTGGTTGTAATATTTCTATCCAACCTTTTAGCACAACGCAACTTGGTGATGCGTTAATTATAGGCTCCACTAGAACATTAAGTTTATTTCAAGGGGTATTCGATGCGGTTACATACAATGTAACGATAGGTTTATTTTCAAACACTTCTGTGCTATCTACACTAAAAATGGGTTCTGGTACTTGGACTTTGTCAGGTGTTGGAAACGTATGGCAAATATCGGCAACCCCCGTTTTCTATAAAGGCACAGCCAACATCGTTCTATCTGATACCAGCACAACTGCTCGTACATTTTCTGGCGGCGCTTTGTCTTACAACAAACTCACCATTGGAGGCGCAACGGGCACATCTACTACTACCATTAACGACAGTAACCAATTCACCGAACTTGCCTCAACAAAGACCGTAGCCCACACCATCGCCCTTGGCGCATTCACACAGACCTTTGGCGCTTGGACGGTTACAGGTACGGTGGGTAACGTGGTCACGCTGACTGGTTCAGGCAATTCTCACATCCTCGCTGGAGCTTGCACAGACAGCATTGACTACCTTGCCATGGGCAGCATTGGCTTTGCTGCCACAAGCCCTGGTGAGTTCTACGCCGGTGCCAACAGCACAGGCACAGCGGCAGCGCCTGTCTACCGCACAGCCAAGCCAGCCGACAGCACGCGCTACTGGGTTGGTGGCACAGGCAACTGGAGCGACACCGCTCGTTGGTCTACAGGGTCTGGTGGAGGCTCAGGCGCGTCTGTGCCGAGAAGCCATGATGATGTTGTCTTCGACAGCCTGTCCAACGCCACAGCCTACACAGCCACGGTGAATGCTGTCACTGGCGGCATTCGCTGCAAAGCCCTCACCATTGCAGGCCCGTTGGTGGGCAACGTGACGCTGGCAGGCAGCACAGCTATTGTTGGTATTCACGGCAACGTGACGCTGCCTGCGACAGGGCTGACGAGGACGTACACAGGCGCTATCACGCTGTCTGGGTCTACGTCTGGGTTGACGTTGACGACAAACGGTGTGACGTTGGCATCGTCCATTACGGTGAATGGGGTGGGGTGTGAATGGGTGTTGGGTAGTGCTTTAGATTTGAGCACAGTAGGGGGCTTTACGTTAGTTAATGGAGTTTTTGATTGTGTAACGTACAATTTGACATGTGGGGGAATTACCTGCAGTTCTTCTAATATAAGAACCTTTGACTTTGGGTCCGGGACTATAACGACTTCTGGTAGTAGTGGCGCATTTGCGTTTGGAACTACGGAAACTACATCTGCTGATCTTACGATTGTTGCCGGAACTGCGCAAATTAACTGCACTGGAAGCAACCCAACCTTTTCAGGAAATGGCAAAACCTTCTATAACGTCGCATTTACTGACACATCCGCAGGCACCGTCACCATCAACGGAGCCAATAGCTTCAACGACCTGTCCTTCACCGGCATCACCTCTGCTGGCTTGAAGGTCATCAGCGTCACAGCAGACCAGACCATCACAGGCACCCTCACCTGCTCAGCAGGCACCAACGCCACGATGCGTCACTTCGTTTGCTCTGACACCCTCGGCACCACACGCACGCTCACCTGCGCGGCTGTGTCCTTGACCGACGTTGACTTCAGAGACATCACCATAGCCGGTGTAGCAGCGCCAGCGACGGGCACGCGCATTGGCGATTGCAAAGGCAACAGCGGCATCACGTTCACGGCTGCGGCGAACAAGTATTGGAACCTTGCTGCTGGCGGCAACTGGTCTGCAACGGGCTGGGCTACAGGCAGCGGCGGCACGCCAAACATCAACGACTTCCCGCTTGCCCAAGACACCTGCTTCTTTGAAGCTACGGGGTTGAACAGCGGCGCTACCATTACCATCAACCAAGCCTACAACATCGGCACGATTGATATGTCGGCTAGGACGACGAATACGATGACGTTGGCTTGTACTCAAGCTCCGTTTATTCACGGGAACTGGATTAACGGTACAGGTACTACCTTGAGCAACTCCGGGTCATTTACGTTTGCCGGGCGAGGAAGTCAAACTATTACAAGCGCAGGAAAAACATTCACACAAGGTGTCATTATAAATGCGCGATCTGGTAGCGTATCTTGTCTTGACTCTTTGACTACAACGCAAGGACTTAATGGCGTAACACTTACATCTGGAACATTTAATACAAATGATTATTCAATAACATCAGCAGTTTGGAGGCTTTCAGGCACTGATGTTAGAACATTAAATATTGGTTCTAGTCTGTGTGCCGTTACTGACGCCGGGACTTCATGGGATGCCACCACCTCCACCAACCTCACCGTCACAGGCACAGGCACCATCAGCCTCACCTCTGCATCAGCCAAAACCTTCGCTGGCGGCGGCATCGCCTACACCAACATCACCCTCAACCAAGGCGGCGCAGGCACTCTCACCATCAGCGGCAACAACACCTTCGCCAACATCACCAACACCTACAAAGCCACTGGTGCCACCACCATCGCCTTCGGCACAACAACACAGCGTGTTGGTAGCTTCACTGCCACTGGTGAAGCTGGAAGAGTGTTGACACTGACGGGGACTTCTGCATCATCTCCATGCACATTAGTCCACACAGGCTCTGGTACAGCAGCCGATGTTGACTATCTCACCATCACAGGCGTTAGGGCATACTAATGAGCAACTGGTACGCTGGTAATAATAGCACCAACAACGGCTCCTTTGGTTGGCTCTTTGAAGCCAGTGGCGGTAGCCCCGTCACCGTCAATGCCACTGGTGTCAGCGCTACAGGTTCTGTTGGTAACGTCAACGTCAATGTAGGCATTTCTGTAGACGTCACAGGCGTCAGTGCCACAGGTGCTGTTGGTAGCGTCACTGTTGTCTTTGTAACGTCAGTACCTGTCACAGGCGTCAGCGCTACAGCTTCTGTCGGCACTGTTGATGTCAACACAGACGCTAACGTAGACGTCACAGGCGTCAGCGCTACAGCCTCTGTAGGCTCTGTTGTTGCTGCTGTCTTTGTCAGCGTTCCTGTCACAGGCGTCAGCGCTACAGGCGCTACAGGCTCTGTTGCTGTCACTGGCACTGCTGTTGTAGACGTTACAGGTGTTAGCGCTACAGCAGCATTAGGTGATGAAGTTGTTGTTGCTAAGGCTGTTGTAGACGTCACTGGCGTCAGCACCATAGCCTCTGTAGGCTCTGTTGTTGTTGCTGGTGTTGCTAACGTAAGCGCCACAGGCGTTAGTACCACAAGCGCTGTAGGCTCTGTTGTTGTCACAGCAGATGCTGTTGTTGATGTCACAGGCGTTAGCGCTACAACAACATTAGGCAACGAAGTTGTCACTGCTGATGCTAATGCCTATCCCAATGGCAACATCCTCAATGGAAGCATTGGAGACGTAGACCACAGCACCAATGCCAACATCAGCGTCACTGGTGTTAGCGCTACCATCTCCTTAGGCACTGCTGTTGCGTCCATTCCCATCACAGCAACGACAACAGGTGTTAGCGCTACAACGTCCTTAGGTGATGAGACAGTAAACACCACAGCCAATGTTAGTGCTGTTGGTGTAAGCGCTACAGGCGTTGTAGGCGATGTAGACTTCATCACCAACGCCAGCTTCGATGTTGTAGGCGTGAGCGCTACAGCATTCGTTCAAACCGTCATTGTCATTGCCAAGGCTCAGGTATTTGCTGCTGGTGTTGTAGGCACTACAGCGCTAGGTAATGAAGCAGTAGTCAACACCTCCTTTGACTATGAAGCTGTTAAAGAGCTGTATGAAAGACTACGCACTGTCTATGTAGGCTCTAAAGATGAAAGAAAGACCTACATTGATGGTCAAACAAGAAAAGTGTATGTTGACGGTAGAGACACAAGAAGAGTGTCTGTTGATGCTCAACAACGCATTGTCTATGTCACTTCCGATAGAACAACATCTTCTAGTGAACGAAGAGCCTATGTAGGCTTGAGTTGACAAAAGTAGTGTTTACTTTTATAACACCAGGCTAAGGAAAACCTATGTCGTATAAATGGCCCAACAAAGACCCTGATGAAATCTTGGACTACAGCGTAGACTGGTCTAGATGGCTTGGCACGGGTGTCACTATTTCTACTGTAGCCTGGTTCGTTGACAACGCCTCTGGTGTCAAGACAGCCTTCAATGCTACCAATGTTGTCAACGGTCTTCAGAACGTGTCACAGACAGCTACAACCACTGTTGCCACTATCAACCTTGGCTTAGGCACAGTGAACAAAGAATACAAAATCTATTGTCGTATCACCGACAGTAGTGGATCTATTGCTGAGCGTGTCATCAAGCTCAACATCAAGGAAAATTAATGGCATACAACTACCTTGAACTTGTCAATGCTGTCAACAGAAAGCTGAATGAGGTTGAACTCACTTCAGCGACCTTTGCTACGGCTAAGGGTTGGTATGCTCAATGCAAAGATGCCATCAATGCTTCTCTGCGTGACATCAACCAAAGCCATTTTGAATGGCCTTTCAATCATGTCAGCACAGAAGAGACGTTGACGGCTGGTACAAGCAGATATGCTTTTCCTATCGATGCTGGCTCTCTTGACTTTGATAGCTTCAGAGTCAAAGAAGACAGCACCTTTGGCAACAAGACAACGAAGCTGGAAGTGCTGACATATGATGACTATCTGAAGCACTATGTAGACCAAGAATATTCTTCTGACACCAGCATCAGAAATGTTCCCAGCAGAGTCTGCAACGCTCCTTCACAAGAATACATCGTCGTACCTCCACCAAAGGAAGCGTACAAACTCGTCTACGAATACTATCGTATTCCTGTTGATCTGGAGAAGTATGACGATGTTCCCTTTGTTCCTGAGAGATATAAGCATGTCGTCTTAGACGGCGCTATGTATCACTCGTATATGTTCAGAGGGAATGAACAAGCTGCTACGTTGTCAAAGACTAAGTTTGATGAAGGCATCAAGAGAATGAGAACAGTTCTCATTAACAAGTATGAGTATCTGACATCGACCTATGTAGCTACAGGCCCGTTCTTCATTGCTGGTCCGAGGCTCGGCTGATATGGACAGAATTGAGAGTTTTCCTGTGGCGTGCTCTGGTGGCCTCATCACCAACCTATCCCCTATTGAGCAAGCAAATCAGTTTCCTGGTAGTGCTAGAGAGCTTGTCAATTTTGAATGTTCTTTGAAGGGTGGATACAGGCGCATCAAAGGCTATAGAAAGCTCAACACTTCCCCTGTTCCTGTCTTTGCAACGATGTTGGTAAAGCAAGCACACAGCGCTGGTGCTACCTCCATTGTTATCTCTGATCCTTTCTTTCAGCTAGATCAAAACATCACCTTTACCATTGCTGGACAGGCTACGGTGTATACGGTGTCTTCTCGTAGTTATTACGACGAAGGTAGATCAGCCACTGTCAATTTTAGTCCTGCTCTATCTGCCAACGTTGCTGACAAGGCTGTTGTTACCATCACAGGCTATACAGGCATTGGTGTTTCATATGCTCAAGCATCAGCGTTCTATCCTATGTTGTGTGTGCAGCCCCCAAGAGCATACATTAGCACGTCTGGGTATCATTCCTTTTTGTCTAATGCATTAGATCCTGTTAGTGCTACTTCTTTTAGTGCTGTTCCCTACCACAACGGAACAACATTGGTTGATGGAGCAGGACAGACAGGTACAACATTAGTTGTTGATGGTCTTGTTTTTAAGCCAGACGTTGGAGACACCTTTTACATCAGTGGCGTTACAGATGTTTATTCGGTGTTTTCTGCTACCGACTTGGTAGGAACACAATCAACACTTACTTTAGCGCAGAGTCTTACATCCTCTCCTGCAAATAATGCAGCTATCACTTGGTATCACTCTGGTTTTGTAAAAAACATTTCTGCTTCTGCGTTGAGGAGACAGCACGCTAGATTCATCAAAGACGGCATTGAAAACATTGTCTTTGTTACAGGTGACTATCCTGTTCTCATTGAGCCTTTGAAAGGTTATCGACTCCTTAGTGAAAACAGCGAGGTTGATGGTGCTTCTTGTGTTGCTTATCACAAAGACCATTTATTCTTCGGTGTAGGTAACAAACTTATTCACACAGCTCCTTTTGACGTCTATTCCTATGATCCAGCATTAGGTAGTGCTGTCTATCTTTTTGATGGGATCATCACGGGTCTTCGTTCTTTTAGAGATCAGCTCATCGTCTTCACTACAACAAAGATTTATAGATTTACAGGCAGCACTGTTGAAGATTTTGCTAGAAGCCCTGTCACAGAAAGCATAGGTTGTACCAATCCTGAATCAATTCATGAAGTTGGTGGTGACCTTGCTTTTCAGACCAACGACGGAATACGTTTGTTAGGTGCTACAGAACGCCTAGGAGATTTGAACATAGGCTCTATCACTGCCAGTATTCAAGACAAGATTGAAGCTGTCATTGCCCCTTCTGCCAGCACTTCTAATTCTGTGTTTCAAACAAGTGTTGTCATCAACGCAAAGAGTCAATATCGTATTTTTAGATATGA